TTTGAAACAGAACAGGAATATATTGAATACATTTGTAAAGCTGCAATTACAAAAGTAGAACTACAAAATGAAAAAACATTGATTATTCCTGTTAGAAGTGAAGAAGAGATGGAAGAGTTATCCATGAGATTGTGGAGTGTGTATGATGATCGAGATGATATACATATTTATTTTGAATTAAAGACAATACATTGAGGAGTAAATGAAATACATATTAGATTTAGAGTGTGATAATTTTTTAGATAAAGTTACCAAGATACATTGCATAGTTATGAAAGATATAGAAACTAATAAAATCTATACTGATCTTGATCAATGTTTAGATCTTTATCAAAAAGCAGAACTTATAGTAGGTCATAATGTTATGGCTTTCGATTGTAAAGTTATAGAAAAAATTACAAACATTAAAACCCAGGCCGAACTATTCGATACATTAGTTGCTGCTAGATTAGTTTGGTCACATATCAAAGAATATGATTATAAAAATATTCATACAGGATACCCACAAAAATTAGTAGGCCGCCAAAGTTTAGAGGCCTGGGGATATAGATTAAAATTAAATAAAGGTAAAGCACCTGAACAATGGGATGAGTTTACAGAAGAGATGTTAGAGTATTGTATTTTAGATGTGGAAGTAACTCATGTTTTATATAAAAAGATTTTAGAAAAAAATTATTCAAAAGAATCATTGGATCTAGAACACAAAGTACAAGAGGCATGTGTAGGTATGATGATGAATGGAATAGAGTTTGATACTACTAAAGCTAGAGAACTTTACAGTGAACTATCAGATGAGAGAACTAAATTAGAAAAACAATTATCAGAGTATTTTCCATCCTGGGAAGAGACTGAAGAATTTATACCTAAAGTAAATAATAAAAGCAGAGGTTATGTCAAAGGTAAACCATTTACAAAAAGAAAAATTGTAGACTTCAATCCTAATTCCAGGGATCACATAGCTATGAGATTGAAAGCACAACGAGGATGGGTGCCAACAGAATTTACACCGGATGGTAGGCCTAAAGTAGATGATTCTGTGTTGGCCGCATTAGACTGGAGTGAGGCTAAATTTTTAGCCAGGATGTTTATGATCCAAAAAAGATTAGGCCAACTAGCAGAAGGTAATAATGCATGGTTAAAATTAGAAAACAAAGGAAGGATCTATAGCACAATAAATACCAATGGTGCAGTTACCGGTAGAGCAACTCATGCTACACCTAACTTAGCACAAGTTGTAAGTGTAAATGCAGAGTATGGAGATAAGTGTAGAGAATTATTCAAAGCAAAAGATGGATGTCTTTTAGTTGGTGCTGATATGTCACAGTTGGAACTTAGAATGTTAGGCCATTACATGTATCCATATGATGATGGTGAGTATGCTAATGATGTTGTCAATGGTGATATACATACCAGGACATTACAAGCATTAGAACTTAAAGCTAATCAAAGACCACTAGCTAAAAAATTTATATATACATTTTTGTATGGTGGCGGTGCAAAAAGAATTGGCGAGACTATGAATAAGACACCAGCAGAAGGTAAGAAATTAAGAGATATGTTTTTGGAGAAGATCCCAGCATTACACATGTTGATCCAGGATGTGCAATCAGCAGCAGAAACTAATGGTGATATAAAAGCACTAGATGGTAGAAGAGTATTTGTTAGATCTACACATGCTGCATTGAATTGTTTACTTCAATCATCAGGTGCAATCGTATCTAAATATTGGATAGATAATCTTAGATCACATTTGAATGAGGATATAAAACTTGTTGGATGGATCCATGATGAAGTAATCCTGGAAGTAAAAGAAGATCTTGCAGATCAAGCTAAGATCATGGTAGTCCAGGCTATAGAAGATATTACAGATCGTATAGGATTGAGAGTACAACTAACCGGAGATAGTAGAATTGGTAGAAATTGGAAAGAGATCCATTGATAACATTGGTAAAAATTATATTACATTACCATTGTCAGGTAGGATTTTAAAAAAAGGTGACAAGCAAAGAGGATTATATTTTATAGGGTATGTCAAAAACAAATACTCATTAAAAGAAAAATGGTGTACTCCTGATGCCTGGCTACATCTAAATATTAGAGAAGTAAGAAGAGGTGCCAAAGGTAGAGCAAAGAAAAGAGGAATGGAATTTAATGTATCTATAGAATATTTAAAAAGTATATTTCCTAAAGATCATTTATGTCCGGTGTTTAATTGTGAGATGTCATTTTGTAATACAGATAAATGGAGATCAGCATCAATGGATCGTATAGACACAGATAAAGGATATATAGTCGGTAACATACAATGGATATCAGTCAAAGCAAACACAATTAAAAATAATGCACATCCATATGAATTAATGAGATTAGCAAATTACACAGTCAAACAGTATAAGGAAAGAAAAAATGTCAAAAAGTAAATTATTAATAGATGGTGATATCATTGCATATCAAATAGCAAGTCAAATAGAAGAGCCGATACACTGGGGTAATGATCTATGGACACTACATAGTGATTTCAATATGGCTAGAAAAATATTTGAAGAGTACATACTTAGTCTAAAAGAGAATCTGTACTTGTCAGATGTATTAATATTTCTTAGTGATCGAGAAGAAAACTTTAGAAAAAAATTAAGTGAAGATTACAAAGCAAACAGAGGTGATAGAAGAAAACCATTGTGTTTATTCGAGATGTTTAAATATTTAAAATCAGAACACAATGCTATAACTGAGCCAAGATTAGAGGCTGATGATTTATTAGGTATATATTCTACAAATCCTGAGAATAAAAATAGTATTATAGTTTCTTTAGATAAGGATCTTAAAACGATACCAGGTAAGTTATCACCTGATGGTCATAACATATACAAGATTACTAAACCCCAGGCCATTTATAATCATGCAATACAAATACTTACTGGTGATACTACAGATAATTACCCAGGGTGCAAAGGTATAGGAACTAAAACTGCAGCTAAATTATTACAACCTGTAGAAGGATCTAAGTCTATGGATCCATACTGGGATATTATTTTAAAAACATACACTAAGGCCGGATATACAGAACAAGATGCAATTACACAAGCAAGGATAAGTTACATACTACAATGGGAAGATTATGACTTCAAAAGTAAAAAAATCAGAGCCTGGAAACCAGGACATAGTTAATAAACCATTTCATTACAATGGTGGTGATATCGAATGTATCTATGCTATCAAAGCATCAATGTCACATGATGCATTTTGTGGATACTTAAAAGGTAATATACAAAAATACATATGGAGATATGAGACTAAACATAGTGATAATCCAATAATAGATCTATCTAAAGCTGAGTGGTACTTAAAATTTCTTATTTGTGCAGTAGATGATAAGCAAAATTAAGTGCATGTTTAGATAATAAATCATGAGTATTTTAAAGAAAAACGAAAATGATCTACCTGTTACTACAGATGATCTAATAAAATTTCTAGATAAAACATTTCCTACCAGGACACCACAACCTAATGAAAGTCTTAGTGAGATAATGTACCGATCAGGACAACGATCAGTGATTGATTTTTTAAAACAAAAAGCAAACGACAACGAGGTATAAATATAAATGTGTAGATCAAGTAGACCAGCACCAGCAGCACCACCACCACCAGCACCGGTTCCACCAGTTGCTGCGGTTTCAGAGCAAATTCCTGAATTAGATCTAGCTATCGAAACTGATAGTGATAAAGATCTAAAGAAAAAGAAAGCAAAAAGGACTGGTAAAAAATCGCTAAGATCAGATATAGCTATGACAGGTACATCAGATCTCAATATACCTAACTAGGATAATACATGGCATCAGAAAACATTAAGAAGGAATACACAAAACTAGAGGCTAAAAAAGAACAATTTGTAGATCGAGGCAGAGAATGTTCCGAACTTACGATTGCATCTTTATTACCGCCTGAAGGATTTTCAGATTCATCAGATCTCTATACACCATATCAATCAGTCGGTGCTAGAGGTGTAAATAATTTGGCCTCTAAATTGTTATTACTTTTACTACCACCTAACGAACCCTTCTTTAGATTAACTACAAGTAATAAGATTAATCAAGAGTTAGAAGAGGATGAGGCACTACGAACAGAAGTAGAACGATCCCTGGCTAAAATTGAAAGAGAAGTTATGAGGTTTATAGAAGAATCAGCATTGAGAGTATCTTTGTTTGAGGCCTTAAAACACCTCATAGTTACCGGTAATGTATTAGTATCTATACCTAAAAACAATCAAATGAAGATCTACAATATAAATCAATATTGTGTAGAGAGAGATGCTGATGGTAATTTACTAAAAATAATTATTAAAGAATCAATATCACCAATGGCACTTGATCCTGAGATCAGACAGTTATGTGAGATAGATGGTGAGAAAGGTTCAGATCTAGACTTGTATACTAAAATCTGTAAAGAACTTGATGGTAATTTTCATGTCTATCAGTGTTGTAACGATATAATTATTCCTTCTAGTGTAGGTAAATATAAAGAAGAAGATCTACCTTTCATGGCATTAAGAATGGTTAGGGTTGATACTGAAGATTATGGTAGATCATATGTAGAAGAGTTCCTGGGAGATCTTAAATCATTAGAAGGATTATCTCAGTCATTATTAGAATCATCAGCCGCATCAGCCAAAGTTGTATTTATGGTAAAACCAAATGCAGTTACTAAGAAAAGAGATCTAGTAGAATCAGCTAATGGAGATATCATAACAGGACACCGAGAAGATGTATCAACATTACAGGCCGATAAACAATATGATCTCCAGGTAGTAGAGAGAGTTATAAATACTCTAAATGAAAGATTAGCATTTGCATTTCTACTTCAATCAGGTGTGATCAGAGATGCTGAAAGAGTTACTGCAGAAGAGATTAGAAAATTAGCTAATGAATTAGAATCATCATTAGGCGGCCTATACTCATTATTGTCACAAGAATTTCAATTACCTTTAGTTAATTTATTAATGAAGAGATTAGGATCGAGTGGATCTATTCCTAAATTACCTAAAGGTGCTATAAGTCCAGTGATCATAACTGGTGTAGCGGCACTAGGCCGAGGTAACGATCTAGCAAAACTAAGAGCATTTTTAGAAGATGTAGGTGCATTAGCACAGATCAATCCACAGGCTACACAGATGTTAAATATTAACGATCTGATCATGAGAATTGCAACATCACATGGAATAGATACTGAAGGATTATTAATAGATCAGGAAACTATTGATGCACAGAATCAAGCTGAGATGCAAAATCAAATGGCACAAACAATTACACAGGGTGCAACTCCAGCAGTAGCATCCGGTATGGTTCAGGGTATCCAGGAAGGTACATTGGATCCACAAGCAATTACACAAGGTATGCAAGGTATGATGGGAGATCAGTAAGATGGTAGAGCAAGTAGTAATAAATAAAGATACACCAGCAGATCCGGCAACACAGGAAACTGCTGCGGAAACAACTACTGAAGAAGTAGTAGCTGAAGAGCAGCCAAGTGAGGCTGGTCAAAAAATCCTGGGTAAATTTGATACACAAGAAGATTTAGAAAAAGCATATAAAGCATTAGAATCTAAAGTCGGCCAGGCCAAAGAAGAACCTAAAGAAGATGAGGGTTTAGAAATTGAAGAGACTGCTGAAAAAACAGTTGAGGCTGCTGGATTAGATATGTCTGCATTAGAAAAAGAATATGCAGATAATGGAGAACTATCAGAAGATTCATTAGTTAAATTAGAAAAAGTTGGAATATCAAGAAGTGTAGTAGCTAATTACATTGAAGGAGTACAAGCATTATCAGTCAATATAGAAACTGATATTAAAAGTTTGGCCGGTGGTAATGAAGGTTATAAAGAAATGATAGCCTGGGCTAAAGATAATTTAAGTAAAGAAGAAATAGTAGCATATAACAATATTGTTAATGAAAGAGATGCCGAGGCAACCAAGATGGCGGTTCGAGGATTGATGGCTAGAAAAAATAGTAGTGCAGAACCTAATCTAGTTAGAGGTAAACAATCTACAACTACAGATAAATACGAATCTATGGCACAGGTAACTGCTGCTATGTCTGATCCTAGATATGAGAAGGATCCAGCATATAGACAAGAAGTTGAACAGAAGATCGCAAGATCTGATGTTTACTAATTATTACATTCCATCTTATTGGAAGTAGTAAGACCGGACAATAAACTAAAAGGAAATAACTTGATCTTCTGCGGAAGGCAATCTTGCTGAAATAATTTTAGATAAAGTCGGTTGATTAATTTTAACCATTTTATTTAGGAGATAAAATAATGGCAAATGCAACACCAGCTAGTATCGGTAGAGTAAATGCTAGTGGATCCGAAGATGCTTTGTTTCTCAAAGTATTCGCTGGAGAAACTATCACTGCTTTTGAAAGAGCTAGTGTAACTGATGGCCAGGAAATGGTCAGATCTATATCATCAGGTAAATCAGCAACTTTCCCAGTAATGGGTAGAACAACTGCTGCTTACCACACACCTGGTGCAGAGATCACAGGAACAGATGTAAACCACAATGAGAAAGTTATTACAATTAACGATCTATTAGTTTCATCTGCTTTCCTATCAAATATTGAAGAGGCTAAAAATCACTGGGATGTGAGATCTGCTTACTCAACAGAAATTGGAAGAGCCTTGGCTTTCCAAAAAGATAAACATGTACTACAAACAATCGGCCAAGCATCATTAGGATCAGCTAATGTTACTGGCGGAGATGCTGGTACAACAATTACAAACACCGGAATCGCCAATGCAACTGCATCTACTGCAGCTAATGCAATGATTGATTCTTTATTTGATGCAGCTAGTGCATTAGATTCTCACTATGTACCTAAAGAAGGCCGAGTTGCTTTCATTAGATTAGAAGAGTATTACAAACTAGCTAATGCAACAAATGCGGTTAATGTAGACTTCACACAAGGTAGTAATGGTGGAGTTGATACTGGTAAGGTAATGTCCATTGCTGGTATTAGACTTATACCTACACCTCACTTTGTCGCATCTAATGTGAACAGTGGTGTGGATCAAGGATCTGCTACACAAGGTGGATCTAACCCACAAGCGGTTAATCTATCAAACTATGTTTGTTTAGTATCTCATCCTTCAGCAGTTGGAACTGTAAAACTTATGGATCTAGCAGTTGAATCTGATTACGATATTCGCAGACAAGGTACTTTAATGGTCGCTAAATATGCTATGGGACATGGTGTATTAAGACCGGAAAGTGCAGTAGGCATTAAAGAGGCATAAACCCTCAACCCCACGATAGCAGTCAGTAGTTACTCCCTGGCTGCTATCACCAACTATAAGGAAATTTATGACAACACAGATTACACTTACATCAGAACTACAAGCAATTAATACAATGTTATCTATTATTGGTGAGGCACCAGTATCAAGTATTACAGAAAATATTGGTGCAGATGTATCTATTGCTAAACAGATCTTAGATGAATCTTCAGTAGACATACAATCCAAAGGTTGGAACTACAATACTGAATTAAGTTATCCACTACCATTAGATTCAGATAGTAAAGTTCCTGTACCTACTAATTGTGTTTGGCTAACAACCAGGCCTAGTGACAATACAAGTCAAGTAGTAATTAGAAATGGATTTTTATACGATAAAGAAAATAGAACATTTACATTTTCAGGTACACAAAAAGTAGATATGATTATTCTTTTACCATTTGAGGAACTACCTCAATTTGCAAGAAGATATATTATTACTACTGCTGGTAGAAGATTCCAGGCCAGGTATCTTGGATCAAAAGAATTAGCTGGGTTTACTCAACAAGATGAGCAAGATGCATTAGTAAATTGTGAACAGTTAGATGCAGCTAATGAAAAACAAAATATATTAAGCACTGGAACTCCAAATAGAATAATATTTAGAAATGCAACTAGAAGGAATTATTAATGTCTGTAATATCCTCATCCATTCCTAATCTGATCAATGGAATATCTGAACAGAATCCAACACAAAGAAATCTCAATCAAGCAGAGGCACAAGTCAATGCTCAATCATCAATCGTAAAAGGTTTACAAAAAAGGCCACCATTAGAGTGGGTTGATAATCTTTTACCTTCACAAGTATTTTCTACTAACACCGCTATCCATCCTTATGTCAGGGATGATTCAAACAAATTTTTTATAACTGCTTTTAATGGCGGCATGAAAGTCTTTGATATTGATGGCACTGAAAAAACTGTGACTATAAGTAGTGGTGGAAGTTATTTAACATCTACAGATCCTAAAAATAATTTTAAATTTGTAAGTGTTGCTGATACAACTTTTGTTTTGAATACTACCAAAGTTCCGGCTATGACTGGCACAACTACTGCAGCTAAAGTTGAAGAGGCATTAGTTTATGTAAAACAATCTAACTATGGTAGAACTTATAGCATTACACTAACTCATCCAAATATGAATGGCGGTAATCCTTTGACAAGTTCATTTGCTATGCCGAATGGTGACAATGTGGCAACACAAGGATTCCTAAGAGATACTGCAAAAATAGCAAACATCTTAATTACAGGATCAGGTGGATCTCCAGGCACACATTCCGGAACTGCACTAAACAATGCAGCTATATCTAATCATTTTACAATCACACAATACAATTCTGTAATACATATTAAACCTACAGATAACAATGCTGCATTTACAATATCAACATCTGATGGTGCTGGTGATAGTGCTATGTATACGATCAGAGATTCAGTTAATGATTTTACTGATCTACCATATTATGCACCTACAGGTGCCATAGTAAAAATTACTGGTGATGAAGGTTTAACAACAACTGATTATTTTGTTAAGTATGAAGGAGTTGGTGTATGGACAGAGTGTGCCGCACCTGGCATACAAACGACTATAGATCCTACAACTATGCCGCACAAATTAGTTAGAGCAACTAACAATACATTTACATTCCAACAATGTTCTTGGGATATAAGAAATTGTGGTGATGATAATACTAATCCTGTACCTTCATTTATTGGATTCAATGTTAATAATATTACTTTTCATAAAAATAGATTATGTCTACTGGCTGATGAAAATATAATCATGAGTGAGGCTGGTAGTTATTTTAATTTCTTTAGTCAAACAGTTGCAGCAGTATTAGATACAGATACGATAGATCTTGCAGCTACATCAAATGAAGTATCAGTGTTAAAACATGCAATACCATTTAATGAAGAATTAATATTATTTAGTGATCTAGCACAATTTAAAGTTGATAGCGGTACTAATGCACTATCACCAGCAGATGCGGCTATCACATTAACAACAAGATTTGAAAACAAACCTAGTGTAACACCAGTAGGTGCCGGTAATTATTTATACTTCGCACAATCCAGGGGAGATAAAGTTTCACTGAGAGAATATTATGTGCAGCCGGATACTACTAACTATGATTCTATTGATGTGACTGTAGGTGTACCAAGTCTAATTAGTAGTAATTGTTATTCAGTTATAAGTAATACTATTGAAAATACATTACTAGCATTAGTAGATGATGGTGCTGATAATAACAATGCACCATACAATGCTAATTCAAATGTTAATCCAACACTTGCTAACAGAGTATACATTTATAAATACTTTTGGAATGGTAATGAAAAAGTACAATCGGCCTGGTCATATTGGGAGTTTCCAAATGTTCAGATCATAGGTGCATTTTCAAATGAATCTAATGTCTACATTATTGCTAATGAACGACAACAGGCTAATTTATATAAAATAGATCTTAGAAATTTAGAAGATTCAAATTTGAATATGAATATATATCTAGATCAAAGATGTAAATTAAATGGATCATATGATGCAGCTACAGATCTTACAACATTTACTACACCATACACAGTCAAAACTGGATTACAATGTGTTAATGCTGCAACAGGATCTGATGTCAGTATCAATTCACAATCAGGAACTACAGTTACTGTCAAAGGTAATGTAGCAAGTGCATATTTTGGATTTGAGTTTACAAGTCTTTACACTTTATCTACTCAGTATTTAAGAGAACCTGGAAAGACTGGTGGCCTGGCCGCTATAACTTCAGGAAGATTACAAGTAAGGACTATGAGTTTTGATTATAGTAATACTGGATTTTTCCAGGTAGTTGTAGATCATGATAATAGATCAGCTAAGACTTATAGTTTTAATGGTTACATTATTGATAGTTCAACTGCTTTGATTGATCAACCAGTATTAGATACCGGTACATTTAGAGTACCTGTCCAGGCACAAAATACTCAACATTCTGTAACTATTAAATCATCTTCTTACTTACCAGCAAATATTGTATCTGCTGAGATGGAAGGATTTTATTTCAGGAGATCAAGTCGTGCATAGAGTACCTACAGTTAGACCAGCTCAAATTACAGATGCAGTACATCTAGCTAAAGATCTGAAACCATTAGATCAATTAGAGATCAAGTATTCACATGATGATACACCGCTTGATGCATTGTTAAGCTGCTTTCATCAACAGGATGCAGAGAACTACACAATCGTAGATCATAATGGTGTTGTCTATGGAATGTTTGGTGTTAATTCAGATCCTGAACTAGAAGGCTATGGTGTTATATGGTTATTATCATCAGCTAAATTACAAAAGTTTCCAGTATCATTTTTTAAAGAATCTATTAAATGGATAAAAAGATTACATAAAAATTATGATCACATTTATAACTTTGTTTATGAAAAAAATTGGCAATCATTGAAGTGGTTGCAGCTATGTGGATTCAAACCTATAGCAACAAAGAACATAGGAAAATACAATAAACCATTTATTTTAATCATGAGGTCAAAAGAACAAGATGTGTGAACCAACAACAATAGCATTAGCATCATTTGGATTAAGTGTTGTTCAACAACAACAACAATACCAGGCCGCAAAAGATCAAGCAGCAGCACAAGAGATCAGGAATAAAGAGGCTAGGAAATCTGCTAACAGAGCTTATCTTGCTGATTTAGCAAAATTAGATCGTGAAAAACAAAATGAACTTAGAGATGCTGCAGCAGAAAAAGAAGGTTTAGAATTAGAAAATATTAAAAAACAAGATGAGGCTTTATTAGCTGGATTAGAAAAAGGTAATGCGAATGTAGAATCTTTGTTAAGAGATGTTGGATTTGAATATCAATCTGAGTTTAGCAAAATAGATCGTGAAGTTTCTGATATTAATATTAATAATATATTTGGCCAGGATGATGCATACAGTGCATTTAGAAGATCATATAGTAAGATCCCTGATGTGGTCAAACCAAGTTCATTAGGATTAGCTATAGGTGTAGCTGGATCCGCATTAGGTACATATGCTGATTATCAATCAGGTTCATATGGTAAAAGTAAATCAAGTGATATAGATTAGAGGAAAACAATAATGGCATTTCAGAAAGGTTTTTATGGTGTAACTTATGCACCTGAAGATACTAGCAGTAAGCAGTTAGTATCGGCACTTGGAACTTTAAATAAAAGTCTACAGAAGTATGGTAGCTATGTAGGTGAAGAGCAAGATAAAGAAGTTATGGCCGCAGCAGAAAAAGCTGCTAGAGTTGATAACTTTAAATCATATCAAGATGGTGTTGATAAAGGTGAGATAGAAAATACTAAATCAGATTTCTTTATTGCACACTACGATAACATCAAAGGTGCTAATGCTGGATCAGAATATCAAATTAAAAAAGGAATAGCATACCAGGAGTTTTGGGCTAATCAAACAAACTCAGATGAAGATGATGCTGATGGATCAGGATACTTGGCCTGGTCACAACAATATGATAAAGAAAATTTAGATCAATATTCTAATACCAGTACATTCTTTCAAAAGTCATTAGATAAATCTATTGCTGCAGTCAATCAACAACTAGGATCAAGATATGCTGCAGACAATTCAAAAAGAATAAAAGAAAAATATTCATTAGAGTTTATTACCAGGAATGAAGATCTTATTAGAAATACTCCATCTGATGAATTATTTGCAAGTCTAACAAATTTAGATCAAACATCTGATCAGTTCAGAGCATTGAGTAAACGAGAAAGGAAGGCATTAGTATTACAAGCATTTAAAAATGTAATATCAGAAAAAGCTAGATTAGGTGAAATAGAATCTGATTACTTTTCTGCAATAGAACTTGCTGAAGATCTTAGAGATTTTAAAGGTGCTAATGGATTTACATATCTTGATGGTAAAGATGCAGAAGAGTTTGATAAATACATACAGACTTTAAGAACTGAACAGGTCAAACATGATGAGAATATAATTCGTATGGAATTTGGAAAAGAGATTGATGCCATAGTGGAAGGTCAAGCTAAACAGTTATGGGGTGATATGACTTCTACATTTAATAATGTGGGTGGTGAAGGTGCAGATAAAGCAACGATAGCATACGAAGAATATAATAAACGAGCTAAAGATCTTTTAGTCAAAAACCAAGGCACCAATGAATTTTCACCACAAGAATTACAAACTGAATTATTACAACTAAGAAGGCAAGTAGTAGATAAATATAACAACATAGTTGATATTACTAGAGAGTTAGTACCATTTAATTTAGATATGGAAAATAAATTTAATATTAGAAAAGATAAAAAAGAACTTAATGCAATGATCAGAGAAATGGGAACATTAACTAACAAAAGAACAACAGATAGAGGAACAGAAACAACTGATAAAGTATTAACATTTGCAGAGGCTATTGTGCAACTTAATGATTCAGATGAGTATGGATCTATGTTGAGATTTGCATTAGCATCTGCAAAAGTAAATGGTTACACAGATAAGAATGGAAAAGTTACTGCTGAAAGTCTAGGTAGATGGTATACAGATTACAATAAATTTGTTGGTAAACAATTAGATCCTGGTTATGAATTAGTACCAAGCGAGGATGATTAATGTCAGATACAAGTTGGATGTTAGATATTGAAAAACTGGATCAAGAAAAAGATCCAACAGATCAAGAATCAAACAGTGTTAATCCACCATTACCAATACCTGAAGATGATCCTATAGAAACTTCTATAGATCCAAATGATAAAAGTGATACAAGCTGGATGAACGATCTAGATACAGATGATGGTTATGAGCCGGTAGTACCCAGGACTAGCGGATTAGTTAAAGATCCTGGTGCTGATCCCAGCTATCTTAAAGACTTTGTATTATCAGCCGGTGTAGGCCTTACAAATGGTATAGAAGAAACATTAGATACCATTGGTGATCTAACAGGTGAAACCGGTATAGAAACTTTAGATTATATTTTAGATCCAAACAATCGCCTGATCCCTAGATGGTACAAATCTAAAACAGGTGTAGGTGTAGCTACTGAAGGAATAGCTAGATTCTTAGGTGGATTTGGTTTAGCCAGTAAAGGATTAAAAGCTGCTGGGTGGGCTAATAAAGTTAAAAAAGGTAATGAGCTAGTAGAGATCTCTAAGAAATCAAAATTTGCTAGAGCTATGACTGCTGGTGCAGCAGCAGATTTCTTTGTTATAGATCCAGCAGAAGGAAGGCTAACTGATATGTTAGCGGAATTTGATAATCCATATTTGGATATCGTAGTATTCGATTATTTAAAATCAGAAGATGATGATTCTGTTTTAGAAGGTAAAGTAAAAAATGTTATTGAAGGTATGATGTTAGGTGGCCTTGTCGAAGGTGCATTAATGATCGGTATGAGAGCAATGAAAGCAGCCAGGAAAACACCTGAGAAGGCAGAAGAGATTTATGAAAAAGCTGCTAAGAAAATAGAAGAACATAAAAAGAAATATGATACTAAACCTGGAGATCCTGATCCAGCAACTAAACCTAAAACAAGAGCAGAAAAAATAAATGAAGTAGAAACTAATCCAGCTATTGATACTAACAAAGCAATCAAAAAATTAAAAACATCTGCAGAAAATGCAGATAAAGATAGTAGAACTTTTTTAGATACTATTATCAATACTGATAAGTTTAAAAGTGGTAAACATGTTTTAAAAACAATAGAAGATGCAGTTAATTTATTTGATGATGAAACTTTAGAATATTTATCAAAGGATGTATTAACAAATAAAAATGCATTAGAACTTGCAAATTTACTTGGTAGAAATGTAGAAGAAGTTTTAGCGGCCTTACCTAAAGATGCTGAATATGCAAAACAATCAACTGTAAGAATGATTGCTGCAAAACAAGTCATACAAAGAATTGGTAAACAAACCCAGGAGATGGCTAAAGAAGTTTCTAAATTAACTAAACTTTATGGAAGAGCAAAGATAACTTTACCAGGCCAAAAAGCATATAGAGATTGGCCGGAAGATGCACAAAAAGTCGTAAGGCAATATGAAGAGATGTCAGTTATTTTAGCAGATTCTACATACTATCTAAAAGAGCAGATAAGAAATGCTGCAAGACTTACCCAGGCTGGGAGAATTAAAGTTGGATTAGCTGAAGGTAAATTAGATATAGAAAGATTAGTTGATGATATAGAAAATTACAAAGGTGATGCATTATCATCAGCCGGTACAATGGCTAACTACACACCGGCACAAGTTATAAGTCAAGTTGGTAAAACTAAAGGTAGACTTGCAGTAGAAACTTTTAACAGTCTTTACACTAACTCACTATTATCATCTCCCTGGACTAATGCTATTAACTTAACATCAGGGATCTATGAGGCTATGTTAAGGCCTTTAGAAAATGCTGGTGGTGCAATATTGCAAGGTGATCTTAGAGGTGCTGCACAAGCATTTGCACATTACCAGGGTATGCTACAAAGTTATAAAGATATATGGAGAGCAACTAAATTATCTTTTCAACAAGGGGATGCAGTTTTAGATAAAAAGTTTCAAACAATAGAAACTAAAGGTAGAAATGGTAGAACTATAACTGCAGCTAATTACGATATGCAAGATGGCCTACCAGCTAGGATGGTAGATTGGGTTGGTAAATATTTAGAACTACCAGGACAATTACTAACCAGTGGTGATGAAATGTTAAAACAAGCAAACTACCGAGGAAGGATCCATGCAAGTAGTGTTAGAAGAATGACTGCTGAAGGTATCGAACCTGGATCACCAGCCTGGAAAGAAGGTTTAGAAAAAGATATGGATCAGGCTTTTGCACCTGATGGATCAGCAGCAGTAGATCGTAATCCAATGGCCGCAGAGGCGGTTCAATATGCTAGAGAGGCTACATTTACAAACTCACTTAAAGATGGAAGTTATTTAGGTATTGGTGAAAATTTAGAAAAGTTTTTTAATAATGTTCCAGCACTTAGATTTATGGCACCATTCATTAGAACACCAACTAACTTATGGCGACATGTTGGTAATAGATTTCCAATACTAGGAAGATTTACAAAACAAAATTCTAGGAAATGGGCGACTGGAGATCCAAGAGCAAGAGCAGAAATTTTAGGCCAACAATTATTTGGTTTAGCTGCAACTACCATGGGGTATATGTATGCAACAAGTGATGTTGTTATCACAGATAAAAATGGTAAACAAAAAGTGTTACCTAGAATTACCGGTAAAGGAATTAAAGATAGAGGTGCCAGGGATCTATTGATGGCTACAGGTTGGCAACCTTATTCAATACTAATGAATAAAGGAACTGAAGAAGAGCCTGAATGGACTTATGTGCAATACAACAGAACAGATCCAAGATTTTTTATGTTTGGAATCATGGCCGATATTGTAGAAGTATCTAAACTAGATCCAACAATAGAAGGTATACCTGAATACTCAATAGCAGTATTACAATCTATCACTAGAAATATGACTGATAAAACTTACACCAAAGGTATATCAGATGCACTAGAATTATTAGAAGATCCTACTGGTGCAAATGTAACTAGGTTTGGCGGTAACTTACTTAACAATACAATTCCATATTCAGGTTTTAGAAGATTTCTAGTCCAGGAACTTGGAGATGCTCATTCATATGAAGTAAGAGATGCTACAGATGTATTACTAGAAAATGTTGGATTAACAGATACATTAGAACCAAAAAGAGATTGGAAAGGTGATCCAATTATTAAAGCAAGAACTGGATTCTTTATGAATGATGGTGTGTTTAGTGGTGTAATGATGTCACCAAGTTTAATCGGTAGAGGATCTGAAATAAAAGATCCATCAGATAATATCTATACAATGGCTAAACTTTTAAGTGGTGTATCAGGAATAGATAAAAAGAGTTTACATAAAGATCTAGATATCTCTACATTTAGAAATAGTAAAGGTCAAACTGCATTAGATTACTGGAGAGAGAATATAGGAAAAGTAAGAGTTAATGGAATGAAGATAGATCAGTTTATGAAATTTAAAATGAAATCATCTGAGTTTCTAAATGCTGGTACCGGTGATCCTAATGATCCTGGTGGAAAAGAATTTTTAATGGCTAAGTATTATCAGGCATTTAAACTAAAAGCTAGGAATCAACTATTATCTAAAGGATCAGGATTCAAGAATGAAGAAGGAGATAGATTAAGTGATTCATTTGTAGAGGAAAGAAAGGATAAATATAGATTCTATAAGAAAGATGCACCACACATCAAAGAAGATAAGAAAAGAAATATAGATAGATTAATAGGATTCTAGATCATGTATAAGTGCATGTTTAGATAATAAATCAACAATGGAGATAAAATAATAACCAATGGCTAACTCATTCGTACAATATACTGGAGATGGAAATACCACTGCATTTAGTATTACATTCGACTTTATAGATGCATCTCATTTGACATGTACTGTAAATGGTGTAAATACTCCATATACACTTTCATCCGGTAATACAGTAGCGACATTATCATCAGCACCAGCAGTCGGTGCCGCAATCGAATTTAGGAGATCTTCTAGTCAATCTACTAGACTTACAGATTATGTAGCTGGATCAGTATTAAAAGAATCTGATCTTGATACCGATAGTAAACAAGGTTTCTTCTTAGGCCAAGAGGCTATTGATGATGCACAGAATACCATACAACAAGATCCGGCTGATTTTAACTGGACTGCTAATAACAAAAAGATTAAGAATGTTGTAGATCCAACTGCTGCACAACATGCAGCTACTAAGAATTATGTTGATACTGCGGCTGCATCCCAGGTAGCACAAGCAACTTCACAAGCAAGTGCTGCTGCGACTTCCGCATCAAATGCATCAACAAGTGAAACTAATGCAGCTAATTCTGCATCTGCGGCTGCTGCATCAGCAACTGCTGCGGCTGCTAGTGAAACTGCATCAGCAAGTTCAGAAACGACTTCAGGTACAAATGCTACCAATGCAGCTAACAGTGCAACTGCTGCTGCAGCCAGTCAAAGTGCTGCTGCAACTTCTGCAACCAATGCTGCAAATAGCGAATCATCAGTTGCAACTAATGCAACTAATGCAGCCAATTCTGCAACTGCTGCTGCTAGTAGTGCAAGTGCTGCATCAACTTCTGAAAGTAATGCGAGTACATCTGAAACTAATTCTGCAGCTAGTCAAACTGCTGCGGCTAATAGTGCAACTGCGGCTGCAAACTCTGCATCTGCAGCATCCACTTCAGAAACTAATGCTGCATCTTCAGCAACTGCGGCTGCAACTTCTGCAACCAATGCTGGAACTTCAGAAACCAATGCAGCAACTTCTGCATCAACTGCTACTACCCAGGCTACCAATGCAGCCAATTCTGCAACTGCAGCACAAGCTGCTCAAACTGCAGCCGAGTTAGCAGCAGATAATTTTGATGATACTTATTTAGGTGCTAAAGCATCTAATCCTTCAGTGGATAATGATGGTGCTGCTCTAACTGCTGGAGATCTATACTTCAATACAACTGATAATAAATTAAAAGTTTATGATGGATCTAACTGGAACGATACAGTTGTCAGCATAACTAATTTAGTAGAAAAATCTAGCAACACAGGATCAGCATATTTACCATCAGGTACAACTGCACAAAGAGATGGATCACCAGCAGCCGGATATATAAGATTCAATTCCACAGAAACTTCTTTTGAAGGTTATGATGGATCTGCATGGGGATCAATCGGTGGTGGCGGTGCTGCAACCGGTGGGGGTAGCGATTCTGTGTTCATAGAAACAGATCAAACTATAACTACGAGCTATACAATAAGTTCAAACAAAAATGCAATGTCAATCTCACCACTGACTATTTCTAGCGGAGTAGTAGTCACAGTGCCGACAGGCCAAAGGTGGTTAGTATTATGATAGGAGAATTTAAAAATGACATGTAAGATCAATGCCAGTACCACTGGATCCGGTGGTTTATTATTAGAATCTGATAGCAGTGGTGCATTAGATTTACAATCTGATGGTGTAACTAAAGTATCTTTTGATGCTAGTGGAAATATGACCACACAAGGTACAATACCTTCATCAGCATTAACTGGTAATTTACCAGCACTTGATGGATCATCATTAACAAGTTTGTCAGCACCTAATTTAACAGGATCATTACCAGCATTAAATGCATCAGCATTAACGAGTTTATCGGCACCTAATTTAACAGGTGCATTACCAGCTATAGATGGCTCATCATTAACTGGTATTGCTACACCTATAAAAAAAGCTGAGATAATTTATCACAGTCGTTTATCTTTTAATAGTGGCTCAGCTTATGTAACTACATTCCAAGACTTTAGACATCCATCAGGTGGTGTTATATCAGGTACATTTAATAAATTATCTGCATCTAGCACATTAATTGCACACATACATTATTCTTGTAGAGAGACAGGTGGTAATATTCATACATTTGCTATGTGGGCGGATGCTGGTAATAATACAGACTTATTTCAAGCAACTCATTTAGATCCTTATCATCAATCACAAAACCAAGTGAATCACACTTTTGTAGCAAGATGGACAGGTTTGAGTGCTGGGAACCACACTATTAAAGCTGCGGCTGGTCGAGGAGATGGTACAAACCATACCTATAATGTTAATTTTAATGAAAATAGTTTTGATGGGTTAGGTATTAACACCAATGCTTATTCAATGATTTTTGTAATGGAGATATAATGATAGTATCAGCACTTATAAAACTTAGACCAAATGCCGAATGGCAAGTTAATGGAGATACCTACTCTGATATTGTATGGTTAGATCAAAAAGAAACTATACCAACAGAAGAAGAAGTCAATCAAGCAATTAAAGAAGTAACTGCAGAAAGAGAGGCTAACTTATATAAGGGTAAAAGAAGAGAGGCTTATGGATCTATAGAAAATCAATTAGATCTTTTATATTGGGATAAAAAGAATGGCACTAATAAGTGGGTTGAATTTATAGATCAAATTAAATCGGATATACCAAAGGGATAAAATATGGCAATTTCAATATTTGGAACTAAAGCAAACAATACTGATATCGTAGTAAAAGATACCGGCACTGGTGCAGTAGATCTAGGTAGCGGTAATCTTACAACTACTGGAACTATTGCTGGTAATGGATCTTCAATTACAAATTTAGCTGCGGCTAATTTAACAGGATCATTACCGGCTATTAGCGGTGCATCACTAACAGGATTAACTGCGGCTAATCTTACAGGTGCCTTACCGGCCATTGATGGATCTTCACTCACAGGTATATCATCTATAGGAACTATAGTAAAAGTAGCAGCAGATGAGATTACAACAACTACAAGTGGATCAGGCGGATTTTCTAATACTGGATTAGAAGTAACAATTACACCAGCAGCAACTGCTAACAAGATTTTATTATTTACAACAGGTGTTATAGGTACTGATAAAAATACAGTTGCAGTTAGATTTACAGAAAACAATAATCCAGTATGTTTAGGTGATCCAAGTGGTAATAGAACTAGAACATCTTTTAAAATTAGAGGTGCTGGAGATAATAACCATTCAGCATTATTTGCTGGTTCAGGTATACACTCTCCTAATTCAACCAGTGCATTAACATATCGAGTACAGATGTATGCTGAAAGTAATGGCGACTGGTTTATTGGTAGAAGTAAAAACGATAACAACGATTCAAATGCACCACACTCTAGAGCATCTACATATTTATTTGCAATAGAATTACTAGGTGCTAATACAACAATTAGTACATAGAGGAAAATATGGAATACGAAAAACAACCTGAACTACATGATGCATTAGTTGCACTAAGGCCTACTTCTACATTTTCAATGAGAGATCAAGATTACTCTACAATAGAATGGAATGATTCAGAAAACTCACAACCAACTCTAGAAGAATGTAATACAAAATTAGCTGAACTTACTGCTTTATATGATGCAAAAAAATATCAAGTAAATAGAGCAGCCGAGTATCCAAGCATACAAGATCAATTAGATGATATATATCACAATGGTATTGATGGTTGGAAAGCTACGATCAAAACAACTAAAGATAAATATCCAAAGGAATAAATTATGAGTAGTATTAAATTATTAGGAGAGACTTCAGGTGAGGTTATATTAAAGGCACCGGCAACTGCTGGATCCAGTGAGGCTACATTACCAACAGGAAATCATACATTAGTAGGTTCAGGTCAGATTGTTGGAATGGCTACTGCAGATTCTACAACTACATTTACAAATAAATCAGGGAACATATCTCAGTGGACTAATGATTCAAACTATATAACTAATACAGTAACTGGAGATCTAACTGTTGATACATCTACACTAAAAGTAGATTCTTCTAATAATAGGGTAGGTATAGGAACTACCTCACCTAATAATTTATTAGATGTGTCTAATACGAGTGGTAATGGTGGTATGAATTTGAGCAGTGCTAACTCAGGCACAAGTTTTATTAACTTCGCAGATACAGATGATCCTGATGTAGGACAAATATCTTATGTTCATTCTGATAACAGTATGAGATTTAAAGCAAATGATAATGAAGAAATGAGACTAGAATCAGATGGCGATCTTCATGTAGATGGAGATGTTATTGCTTTCTCAACCACAATATCTGATGTAGCACTTAAAACAGATATAGAAATGATACCTAATGCACTAGATAAGATTGATGAAGTCAGAGGTGTTACATTTACCAGGCACAATGGTCAGAAGTCTGCTGGGATCATTGCACAAGAATTAGAAAAAGTTTTACCTGAGGCGGTTAGAGAAAAGAAACTTGCACTACATGATGGTAAAGAATATAAAACAGTAGAGTATGATGCGATCCATGGATTGTTAATTAACTGTATAAAAGAGTTAAAAGAAAAAATTAGGAAACTAGAAA